CACCGCGTAACGCTGCGGCGGCGAAATGATCATATATAGCAAAAGAGCCGTCCCACCCCGAAAGGTGAAACGGCTCAATGGCTCTGAAAATATTAAATTATAAGTACTGCACCGTGCAGCGGCAGTTGGCTATTTCCGATACGTCCGCGCCCAGCGAACCATCGCACGGAAACATCATCTGACAGCCGCCGATAATAAACGGCTGGTCTATCGGCACGGTCTGTCCGGAAGCTTCCCGGTGAGTGCGCCGCACCTTATTGTCCCCGAACGTTTTCCAGCGCTTACGGGTAAACCCCCGGCTGTACGCCGCGTCCATCTGCGCCATGTTGCACATCGCGTTGACTTCCGTCCGCGCGGTGTTCAGCATGCGGTCGTACAGCGGGATATCGCAGCCGCCGACCGTTGTGTCAAGTATCTGCATAGATAATTCCGTGGCGTGATTTCTGACCCACGCCGAAGCATTCCCCACGCCCTCTGCGCCCAGCGTTTCGAGGTACTGCGGGTAATATCTGTTGAACAGTTCAATGTAACTCCGTGCGAACTCGGCAGCAGCCGCCGCATAAAGGGCGGCGCTGTCAAGCTGGAAAGGAGAATATGCCAATGAACGTTGAATGGTGTCGTAGTATCTGAGCAGTATTCGCTGTAATGCAGCCGCCATGACTACCCGAAGGCGCTTTTCCGCAGAGGTTATGTCCATCTCCCCGAAAAAGATTATGTTGAGCTGGTCAACAGCGGCGAGACTATTCGCTTTCGCCATCGTCCGCACCGCCCTTTGCAGTCAGCTTTCTGAATATCTCGTCAAACTCGTCAGGAGCGCCGGAATCAGCATTATTCATGACCGCCGCCTTATCCTGTTCGCTCTGGTTCTTCCACTTTTCGAGATACTCCACGCTCTCAACATAGACCTGCTGCGGGTCGGAATACAGTCCGCAGTTTTCGATAGCGATACGCGGGTGTATTCCGGCTTCAAGCTGATTCTGCAAGCCCTGTGTCTTGGTAAGCAGATTATCGGTCTTGTTGCGCGTGAACTTTATGTCGATATCGTCAACGGTGAGGTCTGCGAAATCCGCAGGCACCGTTGACGATGTTGTGACCGTCCTGATGATTTTCAGCACGTTTTCAACGAACGCTTTTTCGCTTTCGTCAAACGACTGCTCAAACGACTTCGCCGCGGCTTCCGCCTGCGTCCAGCCCTCGCCGATAATGAGAGCCTGTCCGGTGTTGCCGCCTGCCGAAGCCTTGCGGTCGGGAACGGCGGCTATCTGGAGCATTTTCTGATAGAGGTCGTCGGCGTAGGTCTGCGTCTGTGTCTGGTCGAGTACGTTCTGCAGCATCTGAATGCTTGCAGGCATATTCGGCGCGGATTTTGTGCAGATACCGCCCTTGGCGGCAAGCTCCGCGAACTGTTCCTCGTCTATCTCCACGTTGTTGAACCACGTCAGCGACTGTATCTGCTGTTCGATACCGTCCGCGCGGTTGGAAGCGATGTTGTTCAGTTCGTCGATTATCCCGAGGACTGTTTCGAAGCAGCCCTGCCGCGTGGGATTCGCCCAGTATTCCGTGACAGGATTGAACACTATTTCGGATTCGCCGACAAGCACGTTATCTTCGAACTGCCAGCAGTGGCTGTCGGAATAAATCGTGTACTTCTTCTTCGGGATATCGGTGATATCGTCTATCATGTCGTCCGTACTGTAGATAACTGACAGCAGCACGCGTTTGGTGAAGTCGTTCGCGCGTATTGTGAACGTGCAGCGCGGGTCGCACACATATGTATGAAGTTCCGTGCCCTCATACAGCGTGATACGCTGCGCCACTCCGCAGATGAAAAGCCACTGCGCAAGCTCCCTGTCCTTGCTGGATTTGCCGAGCTTGTACATCAGCTTGTTCAGCGCCGCAAGGCTCTCATCGTCCGCCCTGTTGTTGGCGTCATCGAGGGTATCCTTGCCCCGGTAAACGTACTGCACCGGCTCGCCGAACGTGAAGCCGGTCTTGAAATTGGTTATCTCGGCGGCATGGTTTATTACGACCTTATTGTTTATCTCTGGCCGTACTTCCTTTGTGCGGTCGAGAATGTCCATGCGCCCGCGGTAGTAGTTATACAGCCGCTGGATATCGCAGACATTCGCGTTATGCACTGACATGGCGCGGTCAACTATCTGTTTCACGTTCTCAGCCGTGAAATTCCGCTCGGAAGTGTAGATACACCGCCTGCCGTAATTGTAGTTTTCCGTCATGCCTTTCCTTTCAGTTCGATGAGCCGTTCAACCTTGCACCGCTTGCAATAAGCGGATATCATTCCGGAAGCGGAAACATCAGCGTCAAACAGCCGCTTTCCGCATACCGGACAGCAGATTTTTATAAGCATTCCCGCCCTCCTTTTCTCCATTATATCACATATTTTCCGACTTGTAACTGTATTCTTTTGTGTTGGCGCGGTGATTTGGATTTGAACCAAAACCCCGATAAAATCGAGTACTCAGAGATTAGCAATCTCCTGCCTTGCCATTAGGCTTACCACCGCAATTGGTTGCAAGGGCGGGATTCGAACCCGCGGATTCCAGCTAATGAGGCTGGCGAGATAGACCGCTTCTCCACCTTGCTATATTGAAATTCCAGACCTTACGCAGCCGCACTGTTGCACGACTGCGCCAGGAGGAAGGGCAGGGCAGGCGGTGAACACACAAGCCGCCCGCCCTGATATATCAAATCCGCGTTTCCGCGAAAATGAACGTGAATTATCGTCTCGGCAATGAAACCATGATAGAATGCGCCAGTTCATCAGACAGCGCCCTGAAATGCCTGCACTTCGGGCAGCGCCTTTTCATGCAGCCGCCGTTGATACCGCACTTATGGAGCGCACAGTAGAATTTCGGCTTTTTTCCGGTGAGTTTTCCGTTCAGAAGCAGGAATTTCGTCATGCTACCACCGCCGTTCTATCACTTTGACTGAACACAAGCCGTTATCCCGGTAATCCATCGCCATCGCAAGGCTGTCCGGCGCGTCGTCGTGCTGTTTTTTTGCTTCAACGGAAATACGGCAGAGTTCGTTCATCGCCTTGTCGTACATCTCGCCCCGCGCCTTGTCAGAACGGAATACCAGCCGCGACTTTATATCCGAACTCCAGCGCACT